GATAAAAAAAAAACAGTGTCCCTAAGGTTTGCCCCTCCCTCCGCTCCACCATCCCGATACGGCGGGGAAAATGCAGACAAACGGGGTTATGCTGTTTAGTCAATAACCCGCCTTTTACTATAAACGGCCGCCTGAAAAATCAAGCGGTGCAATTAAATTTTAAAATATCTTGGGTATAGTTAAAGAAAATGCCAATCACCTGAACGGCTAGATTAGCATCATCTGCTAAAAATTGTGCTTATTCGCACCAATTCACAAAGCATGGCATATTATGCCATTTTATGTGACGTCCGTCAATATATTGCATAAAATCAAGCGACTAACCGAAACAAGCCAAAGATACCACGGCTTTACAAAATCTTTACAGTATAACTATTGCGTTATCCCCGCGGATATAATATTATACACACATGGACAGACAACAAGGTCTACCACAACAAACAAAAGGAAATTAAAATGAATAAATATGACGAAGAATACGAATACGCCGAAAATTATGTGTTTGATTATACTATTGATGGCATCGAGTTAGACTTGATTGGCGAGGCCTACCCGACGAGCAGATGCTTGGATTATAACCCAGATGGCACCCTGTTTGAAATGGAAGCATTGGCCGAGGGTAAAGACCACAAAAAATATTTTGTACGCTGGATTTTTGAAGATAACGGAGAAGAAAGCTATGACGAATATGACTATAGCGAACCTTACGACTGTGTTTTAATTGACTAACCAAGCTACCACCGCAGGGAATGCGGTGAACTAACTAAATAACACGAAGGATTAGCATGGCAAACTCAAACACTGAACACAGCCGCGCATTGCGCCAAAGAACGGCGGCGGAATGGAAGAAAAAGCTGACCGCCGCAAATAAATTTGAAGTCCAGAGCAAAGACGCCGAAAAAATACAGGCCATCAAAGATATGCTGGCGAGGATTGACGGCAAAACAAACACAGATAAATTGTTTTTAGTATTAGACTCTTACTTAAAAAGTAGGAATTGAATTTTAAATTAAAGGCCGCTTCAGACGGCCTTTTTGTCTAGGAACAAATCAAACAAAATTATGGGGCGGCGCGTTGTGGTCACCGTCTTATTTTGCTGGCAGCGTGGTGGCAGGCGTGTCAGCAGGCTGGTTATAGGCCGCCGTCTGAACGGGTTGGGTATCTTTGTAGGGGTTAAACGGGATGCCATGCTTGACATATTCGCGGCACATGGCATCTGTGACTTCAGCCAGCGGCGTGGCTTGGTCACTGTAGCAGGTACAGCCGCTTTGACCGCCGCCAACGCAGGCTGCGATGCGCTCATATGTTTTTACTTGGCGCACGGTGTTGTAAAGGGGCTTGGATTCTGGCTTCTCGGCGAGCGTGGGCACAAACAAGGTGGCGGTCAAATCGCCACCCATAGATGCAGATGGAGCAGTATTGGACACCTGCATTTCAGGTGTTGGTACAATTTGCTGGATCTGCTCTTGCGCCTGAACAGAGTCAGGATTCACGCCGCGCTGGTATGAGCTATAAAAGCCGTAGCCTTTCCAACCGATAAAACCCAAAATCAGCACAAGCGCCCAGGCGGCTTTAGGTATCTTCTGGCGCATATTTTTATGCTGATTGGATGATTTATAATACGCAAACGCTTTTTTAGGCGGCTTGAAGGCTGATGATTCGACGCCTGATACGGCGGCTGGATTATCTAAGCTGGTTACGCATTTATACCAACTATACTGTTTGAGGCCGATGGCTTTACGCTCAATATGTGTGTGTTTGGAGACAAGATTGCGGACAAAAATATCAAGCTGGCTGGGGTGTTGGGTCATCAGGATAAGAGTGTGGCCGTGGTGACGCAGCTCAGTCAATTCTTGGATATAGGGCGGCACAGCGCGCGCTGCCGCCCGAACTGGATAGGTGTAGTGTGCTTCATCGACAATTAAGACGGCGCCTTGGGGTATCACATCACGCAGGGGAGCGGCCTGAATTTGCTCTTCTGTGAGCTCATGAGCATTCAATTTTTTTGCATCTAGGCCATCGACATGGCAAAAATAGAGCGGCCTATCTACTTCGGTGCCGTCTTCGAGCGTCATTTTAAATAGATTGTCTTCATTGTCCAAAATCATGGCAACAACGCGGCTTGTTTTGCCGGTGCCCATATTGCCGGTAAATAAATAAATCATGATTTTCCCCCAGCCGGTATTAGCATAGTTATTTTGTTAATTGTTGTCATAGCGATTTTAAAAGCAAATGCACCAAATATAAAACCCAAACCTTGGCCAAAACCCGAAATTAATAGGAGATTGAGTATATCAGATGGCATAGACTGCATGTTTTGGACTATGTAGTCTTTAAAAGTAGTCATTGCAACGGTATAGCCAGCATATGATACAGCGGCAACACCAAACGCAATCAACAACCTGACAACAAGATATTTGAGAGTCAGCGCTATAAATGGTATCAGAGCTACAGGCATTATTTATCACTCCTCAATCCGCCAAAGCTTATATAAGCGGCTGCAACGGTAAAAGCCAATAAAATCATGAAACGGACATTTTCCAAGAAAGAACATAAAGGTGAGTAATCAATACTATATTCGCGACCGACAACATGAAAAATTTTAGGTTGAGGGCAGACGCCGTTTAACGGCAAAAAATTATCTGGCTGAAAAGTCGTATCATTAACTGCTTGAGGTATTTGTATGTCAGCAAATATAGATTCGTCCGGCTCACCCATTTGCTGGCAAGCGAGGATATCCGGGAAAAGGCTACAAAAGAAGCCTTCTTGCGGCTTTTCGTCAGGCTTATCATTTGGATCGGGATTGGGATTTCCATCAGGGTCAGGATTGGGGTTCGGGTTCGGATTGGGATTGGGGTTCGGATTCGGACGCGGCGCACCAGAGCTATCCGGCTGGATATCGGGGCGGGGGATGCGGGATTCTTTCACCGTTGTTTTGCCTTCTGAATCTTCGCCGAAATCCCAACGCGTTTGTTCGGCCTCGCCCTGCTCATTTGTATACGGGCTGGTTTGAGCCACGGTGCCTGTGGGTATTTTAACTTCTTCGCTTTGGATACCGGGGACTTCAGTCTCGGGCAAAGGGCGGGACTTATCAACATATTCAGATGGATCCCGATCCGCTACAGGTTCTATCAATTTGTCAAAATCTTCTTGCGTCATTTCGGCGATATGAGCATAAGGCAATGTTCTAACGGTAAAAACTTCCAAGGTGCTTTTGCCGTTAGCATCTTTATTGTAGCATTGCTTGAGAGCCGTCAATGTGCCGGGACAAGCAGATTTAACAAGTGTTTCTACCGCGCTATTGTCAACAATGCCCAATATTTGACATGTTCGTCTAACATTTTTAACGGATGTACTAGGCGCCGATGGGTTAATCGCTAAATCTGTATTTTGCTGGCATAATTCACCGAATGATTTTTCATCAAATTTACGCGATGGCAATGTATTTAGGTCGTTAGATTTAAATACGATTGTTTTATCTTCTGGGACGGCTTTTATCCAGTTGCCGCTGTCGGGGTCGTAGAGCCAACCGCCTTTTACTAACCAAGGGTTAACGAGTTCATAGCCCAGGTACACCCAAGAGGCAACACCGAATACTTTACCTACAAGTTTGCCGCCTGATTTGGCGTTTTTGAAAAGGTTTGCGAAAACGGTTTTTTTTGAAACGGATTGCTTTACAGTGCCACCAACTGCATTAGCGGAAGTTTTGCCACCCGCTTCGATATGACCAGATGCCGCTGACCTAGATATATATTTATCCCTTTCTACCATATCCCACTTATGCACAAATTTTTTATCATCGGTGCTCCAATAAGTTTGACGGCCGTTTTCAGCAGGCTTACCAACTGGCAATAAAACGGCGTTGGCATATACGGGGAAAAGAATTAATAAAGACAAATAAATTTTCTTCATTTTTGTATTTCGCTAATTAAGGGCGTGAATTAAGGATATTTATCAGTCTTTAAAAATCATCATGCCGATGATAATAGGGAGAACAAGGCCTAGCAAAAAATAAATATCAATCATTTAAGCAGCCTTTTTACGACAACAACAAAATAACATGCGGCCATAATGCCAAAGACGAGCCAGCCAATCTCCAAACCGTTTTTAACGTTGTCGGCTGGATTGCATTCGGGGAGATTTGCTTGGATGATTTGGCCGTTTAGCTGCCACGCAATACCGTTATAATCGGGCTTGATGATTTGGCCGTCTGAAGTGATTTGAGGAACTACCAAGCTGAAATAGATGTTTTCAGCCTGGGCTTTATCTAAACACTTATTGCCAACTTGGTAGTTCATTTAAGGCCTTATTAGCGCAAAACGCGGCGAACGAGTGTGAAAACGAAGATGGCAGCAATAGCACCAATTACGAGCCAGCCGGCCTCGATACCATCAGCTTTTGCGCCTTCAATGGCGGTTTTTGCATCTGCGGGGATTGCCGCATAGGCTTGCGCAGCCAAGGCGAGGGGAGCGGCCACTACAACAGCCAGTTTTGCGCCGTGGCGCTTTGCTTGAGTCATGATATTCATGATTGTTTTCCTTAAAAAAAAAATAGATGTTGCGGGCTATGTGAAGGTTTCTAAGGCCGCCCGCGGAACCTTAAACTGGTTATTTTTCGGCTCTTACAAAAAAAGAGAAAAAAACAAACTCATTCCCGATTTCTTCAACACCCGCATTTATTGCGTCTTCTAGCGAGTCGTAATGACCCGCAGATTTAATATTGGGTGTTTGGCCGACATCCCCGAACGGGTCAAGATAGAGAAACTCATGTGTTTCCAAATCCTGAACGATGTACTTTTCTTCAAATTGAGACATAAAGCCCCCCCTTTTTATCAGTTAAGACTTGGCAGGCGCTTGAGGCTGTACACTAAAATCACGAAGTACAGGCGATAAGCCTTTACCAGTTGAAGTCATTTCAACCGTGATTACAACCGCAATTGGGAATTTAAGATTTTCCAAGCGCTTGAAATTATCGGATTCGCCAAAGCGCATGTTGGCCGCTGTAAAGCCCACTGCATTGCCCGTTTGAGACGGCATTTGCGTGGCTACAAGCACGGTACAGCTATCGATTTTATTACCATCGATATCGCCCTTGAACTTCTTCGCACCTAACAAAGTTGCGGGGTATTGGACAATCTGATTTTGTTCAAACATTTCATTTCCTTTCAATTTAGGGTTGGGTTTTCTTAAAACGGTTTTTTGCGGTGATTCTTAAAGGATGCCAGCGTATACTTATATTGTATATTCTGAAATTTGATACGGGCAATCATTTCCTGATGTTCAAAATCCGCATGTTCAAGCTGCTTTGCTTCTGATAACATTTTCATGTTTTGGTGAGATAGCCAAACTTCATACTCTTCATGCTGTTTATTCAGCTTTGTTTCAAAAGGGAAAAGCCGCTCATTTGCTTTAAATTCGGATGACGTAACAAAGCTTAAATATTCATCCATTTCACGAGATAAATCAGCCTGGGGAGAATTGTGCAAATAATCATCTTGCTTATGATTTAACAGTTCTTCGAGGTCAAAGCGTTCAGGCTCAAGCCCTTTTGGATATTTACCGTCATCATCAGATTTAAGCATTTCCACAATTTGCTTATCATCTAAGCCGACATCAACCATAAAATTTATCAGACGGCCAACCGCATTTTTGGCATGCTTAATCTTGTGCTCAAAACTCAAATTCAATGTTTTTTCACGCACTGCAATGCGCTTTTCTTGGCTCATATTTTCAAAGGTAGAACAAATGGGAAATGCACCCGAGAAATAGCCACCTTCATCAAGCAGGATATCCAAGGGGATTTCAATATCACCATGATTGAACTGGATTTCAAAACGGCACCATTTGCTATCTTTATCACCAAGCTGGCGGCCTTTCTCGTACACGCGCACAAACCGGGCATTCTTTTTTTTGCCGATGTAAAACGTCTTGCCGCTGCCGTCTTCTTTGCGCCATGCAGTGCCATACATTTCAGACTTCGGACGCATATTGTGATTGTCGAAAAAACCGTTATCGTGATCTAAAAGGGCTTGTTCAGGACTGTATTCACCGCTGAAAAAATCCAATGCCAAATCAACACGGGTTATACGAGGGCGCAAGGCTGATTTTAAAAATTCGCACAAGCGGCTTTCCCAGCCTTTTTCGGCCAAATTGCAACCTAAGCCTTTAAGCTCAATCAATACGGTGTCACGCTGGCCGCCGTAATGTACTTCACCATAATCGGCTTCATCTGAGCCAAGACGGAACATCATTTCATAAAACTTATTGCCCTTTGATTTGCATTTGTGTGAAATCCCGAATCCGAAAATGCGCTTAAGTTCGGCGCTCAAAACATACATGTATTCGTTATCGGAAACCAGAGGGCATTTTGAATATCGCAACAAAGTGTCATCGTGGAAAGTAAAGCTAATCCAGTCAATAAATACGCCGTCTTGCTTGCCTTTGCGCTGTGGCACTTCAATCAGACGGCCTTTACCATCAGTGATGAAATGGGAAAAATATTCAATTTGGCTAACTTGCTCCGTACACGTGACATTTGGGCTTTTGGCTTGGTCCCCCCCTGTTAGTCTAGGGGGGCGGCCTTGCGCGTCAGCGTCTGCCCCGTGCTCGCAAGCTCGCAC